GCCAAGCCCGCCAGGCTGCCGCGGTCCCAGCGCACCTCGTTATCCCGCCCGAACCGTGTCATCACCACACCGCCGCCGGTCGCCAGGCGAAGCTCTGCGGCGCGCAGGGCAGTAACGACAGCGCAGGCATCGTTCATGTCGATCTCGACGCCATCGATCTCAACCATGGTGGTCATGGGGTTGCCTCACTCTTCGACCGGTCTCGCTTCGGCTCGTCATCGGGCTCGTCCGCGGTCGCGTTCGGATTGCGCACGAAAGGCGATGGCAATCCGGCTTCGGTGTAGCGCTTGTGCTCGCGGAGCCGCTGCGCAAACACCTCGTCCGGATCTTTGCCGAGCTCGGCGCATTCATCAGCAAGCGTCGATGTGCCGTTGTACAGGCGCTCGCTCGCGCCTTTGGCACCCTTCAGATCGTCGGCGCTAGGCTTGGCCGGCCCTTGCCACAGCGCCCACGTGATTAGATCGCGATGCTCACGATAAGCCTCGTAACCGCCTTTGATATCGATGCGCCCCTCGCCGACCTCTTCATCGAGCCAGCTCTCGTAAACGACCTGACTGACCGGAGCAGCGATGCGCTCGCGCCGCCTCGTCACGACCGGCCAGATCGATGAATTCTCCATGCGAACCGACGAATAGGTCGCGTTCTCATGGTTCATCGTCAGGCCGCCGAACGAGGTGCCGATCGCACGCGCCATGTCGCGAGCGAGTTCGCGGTGCACCGGCAGGAACTGCGGCCCCGGCGTCTGGGTCGAGAGCAGCTCAAGCTTTTCATCCGGCGCCAAGTGCGAGACTTGGGGTGCGTCGCCGATCGCGATCTCGCTCTCTGCAGCGCGATCGAGGCGAGACATAAAATAGTCTTTGAACTCGTCCGCGTAGCTGACTGGCTTGGCACCGTCTGCACCCGGCACGTCATCGCTCATCGCCTCGATGGCCTCAAACGCCTCCTTGCTCGGCGTTTTGCTGGTCAGGACCGCGGCAAAGACCGTCTGCATGATCGCGGTCTGGATCGTGGTATCGACCAGAATTTCGCGCTGGATATGCTGGCGAAATGCCGCCGCCATCCGGCTGATGCCGCGGACGTCGCCGGAATCCAGCGGATCGAACACATGCGCGACGAGCTGCCGGCCGTCGCGATCATGAGCGCGATAGTCTCGCTTGACGAAGATACCGGCCTCACGCTCCTGCACGCGATAGGCGACAGGCCGGCCGTTCGGGTCGTGAATGACGCCCTGAAACAGACCCTCGATCTCGCTTGTGTCCTGAACGAGGCGGGACGGCGTGACCATGCACAGCTTGGTGCCGGCGGTTATGCCATACTGTCGCCGCTGCGCGCGGGTCATGAAACTGACGACGCCGAGAGCTTCGCCGAACACCATGTCCCAGCGCAGCGCGATGTCGATCATCTGCGGCACCGTCAGCTTGCCACGCAGGTCGCACTCGCGCGGCGACCAGGCGTAACGCTTCCAACGCGCCTTGATGGTCTTGATCAAATCCGCCGCTTCCTGCTCGCTATAGCCAAGCAGAGACAGATCAGGTTGCGGATTGAGCACGAGCTCGACGCCGACAGTGTCGGCCACGACCTGGTCAGCAGCGCCGCGGAGCTGGCCCGAATTCTGGATCAGATCCATAGCAAGGCTGGCGGCGCGGCGCCAGGCGACCCGTACATCATCCCGGTGCTCGCGAATGAACGATCCGCGGGTCGATAGCACCTGAGACTTCGTGTCGCGCAGATAGCCTGCACGTGCCCTGCCCGGCCGCGTCTCGACCGATCGCGACGGCGTCGCTCCGGCAATGAATGGATTGGGCAGTGTGGTCACTTGCGGTTCTTCCATTTGTCACGACGGGCGGCCGTGCGCTCGCTGCGTTCGGTCGGCGTCTCAGAACTCTTGCGCTCAAAGGGCGACGGCAGGCTTGCCGCCTCGAAAAGGTCAGGCGCGACACTCACACCATGCACAGCGACCAGCAGCTCAGCCCAACGCGCATCGTTGAGCCGGCGCTTGTGTTCGAGGTGCCAAGCAAGCGCCGTCACGTAGACCGCGACGTCGAACCAGTCGTTCGGGCGACCAAGGATGCGCTTCCATTCGCGGATGGCGCTCGGTTTGATCATGCGGCGGGCGCGCCGAGTGATCGTCGCCTTCGCTTCCTCGTCTGGATCGACAAGTCGCTCCGCCGTCATTTCTTTCGCAAACTCCTCGTCGCAGAGCTCCTGCGAGAGGTGGTAGGTGTTGCGAGGCCACTGCCCGGCATTGTTCGGACCGGCAACGAAGTTCGCGAGATCCGCGACCACTTCGGTTTTCACATCGTACAGGCCGACCGGATACAGCAGCACCTTTGAGACGATGCGCTTGAAGCGATCCTTGATGTCTTTCTTTTTCGGCGTGCCCAGCCAAGGCAAACCGATCTTGTGCTGACCGTCGAGCGCATAGACGTTCGGGCGGCCAGAGCAGAACTTGTAGACGCGCTCCGTGGCGAAGCCGGAGTCGACGCCGTGAAGGTCGATCCCCTTCTGCGATCCACCGGCCGTCTCATAGGTGCGAGCCTGCGCATCGGCGAGAGCGATCCACGCATCGTCCACCTGGTCGGGCGCCCCCGCGAACACTTCGCGATCGATGAGCCAGCGCTGCCCGCGCGGCCCGATGGCATAAACCGCCCACTTGATGCCGTACCCCTGCACGTCGGCAGCGGACACGAGCAGGCCGGCCTCTGCCGGGATCTTGCCACGCGGAAATGGATACTTCCGTGCGGCCTCGACAACCTTGTCGTGCTCGACGGCTACCCCGCCCGGATCATACGGCTCTGCCAGATCCTGCTGATAGAACACGCGCAGCTTCGTCGTGTCGCCTTGCGCCTCAAACCAGCGCTTGAGGATCTCCGAGAACCGCTCGCGGGGCGCATAGGCCGCCCACAGATGGTAGGTCGGCTGCCATTCGCTGCAGCGGCCTTCGCAGGGGTCACAGCGCCACTTGCCGAGATCTTCTGGCTTGATGACAAGCGGGACATCCGGCTCGCCCTCACGCACGCGCCGGGCAATCCAGATACCCTCAATGAGGATATCCCGCTTGTGGCCGTCGAGAATGACGCCGTCGCACGACATACAGCGCATATGCGCCGGCAATTTCTTCTCTTCGTCCGCCGGCCGGAGCTGCTCGAACAAGAGCGGCTGGAATGCGCGGCAGTGCGGACACGGCAGATACAGGTAGCGTTGGTCGCCGGCCTCAAAGTCCGCCGTGATGGCGCACTCTCCAACGATGCCAGGCGTTGAGCCCTGCCATTCCTTGGCGAGATCGCCATAGGCTTTCTGACGGGCGCGGGCCTGGTCGCGCGGGCTACCGCGGCCATCGACGTCCCGCGGATAGCCGGTGACCTCGTCCATGGCCAGATACTTGATCGAGACCATCTGCAGGCCCTTGGACGAGCCCGCATTCACGATCTGACAGAAGCCGCCAGCAAAGCGCTTGAACGCCGTGGTGGAGGCTTTCTCGTCGCGGCTGTTGACCTTCGCGACCTTATGGTTCCACTTCACCGAGGCCTCGATCGTCGGATCGAGCTTCACGCGGTTGAACTTGGTCGCCTCTTCCAGCGTCGGCAGCACGATCATCATGGTGCCAGGCGCGCAATCGACGATGAAGCCGAACCAGTTCTCGATCGCCGTCGATTTGCCGAGCTGCGCAGCCCAGCGTGCGGTGACCCGGCGCGCCGGATGGTCCGGATGCAGACAGTCCTGCGGCTCCCGCAGATACGGCACGCGATCGGTCCGAAACTCGCCCGGCCAAGGCGAACCCGATTCCGCCGACACCATGCGCTTGCGATCAGCCCACTCGCTGATCGTCAGCTCCTCCACCGGCCGCGACGCCGCCGCCATGCCGCCGAACAGCACCTTGGCGCCGATCGGCACATGCGGAAACCGCAAGCGCGGATCGTGGAAGCTCATTGCAGCGACGGCTCCACCACCGGCGCCATGGTGTCGCCCTGCTCGGCCGCCATCTCGCCCCGGTTGATCGCATCGAGGCGCTTCAGCATTTCCGAATGAAACACCTCGGTGCCGCGGCGCGCATAGCTCTTCAACACCAGGCGGACGATCCGCTCATCCCAACCGTACTTCACCGAGGCCGACGCCGCTTCGCCCTCGACCGCTCGATCGAACGCGCTATGCATCAGCGCGACGGCTTCGCGGCCTGCCTTGTCAACCTCGGCGACGAGCGTGAGCTCGCCGCGGCGCTCGGCGAGATCCATTTCGCGCATCTCAGCATCGGCCTGCGCCTTGCGTGCCGCGCCATCCGACTGCGATCCGGCGAACCGCCGAGCAGCAAGCGGCGCGGCGGCCGAAGACTGAGCCGGCGCTGCCGACTTGCGGAGCCGAATGTTCTCGGACCGATGGGCGGCCAGCGTATTGAACTCGACCAGTTTTGACTTGCCGTCAGGCTTCGTGGCCAAGGCCTCGGAATGCTGGCTGAGATAACGGGACAGAGACGAACGGTTGATCAAGTCGCCCGCCGCCGTGAGGCGCTCGGCAGCAACCGTGATCGATACCCATTCACCTTCGTCCGTCAGAGCCGTCACGTGCATCCTCGCGTGCAGCACGCGTGCTCGCGTGTACCGCATGTAAATTGATCTACTGGCGAAATCTCAGGGGCTGCGACCCCGTGTAAGGCGAAAATACCGCGCTACGGTCCCTTGCAGGGGGGCCACACTGGTGCGGGGTGGCACCACTCGTTGCCCGGCCGACACACCGATCGAGCCGGTCAGGCAGCGGTCGCGGAGGCGCGAGATCCCGCGGTCAAGGCAGCACCCGCGATATTTCATGCGCGATGCGGGTCGCGATCCCGGCACTGCCCTTACGGAAGGTGTCGGCGGTCTCATCCTTCACCAATTCACGCGCGATGTTCGGACCGAACAACGGCTTGAGAGGCCCGCGATCGTCGGTCGTGCGGACATAGACCCGGTTGCCATAGGCCGGGACCATGAACGCATGCTTGAACATCTGCCGCCGGCCCCATGGCGCTGCGCTAACGCCGCGCTTGCCCTGCCGCGCATTGAACAGGTTGAGGTTGGTCTCGTCACCCGTCGCCTTGAGCACGTACTCCAACGAAACAGGTGTTGCTCGC